AGGTCTAAAAGCATCGACTCTTTCTGCTGTTTTTGTATACAGCAAATCTTTAATGGTATCACTGATTTGGGAAGGTGACTCATCAGTGGCCATCATATCTAAAAGTTCTTCCATTTATAATGAGTAAGTATGATGTACTACTGATATTTATACTAAATCTCTCCACCTTTTGGAAGTTCTGGTGCTTCAGTTGCACTACCGTCAATTTCTGGTTCCATAGGTGCTGAAATATTTTGTCCAACTGCTGGATCTTCATTTGCAAATGGTAACCCAGTCGCAGGATCAATTGTTGCAGGATCAGGTATAATGCCTGCTTTAATTTCTTTATCAATCAATTTATCCTGCTCAATAATTTCCATATCTGTTTGACGCAGAATCTGACGACGTACATAATCCTGAGAATAGTACTTGCCAACATATGGTTCTGCTGCTTGAAGAAGAGTTAATCTCTCATTCATCAATTCAGTATCTTTGAGTTCTGAGAAGTGATTATCATACAGGAAGTCATATTGAATATGCTCTGACATGATGTCCCAATCTTCTGGAGTGATAATATTCTTCAGAAGTAATTGAGTCTTTAGCATATCATTGAACATATTTGAGAATCTCTTTCTCAAACGTCCAACAAACTTAGTAAATTTCAGTTCATCTCTTAAGATTTCAGAAGATCTCCCCAAGTTAAACCCACCTTCTCCATCCATTCGTGATGGTGGGACGTTAAGCGCACGGTAGAGTTTCTTTTTAAAGTATTCAATATCAGTGATTTCGCCCAAGTTTTGTCCGCCAGGCAGAGTGGAAATTTCGGTTCCTCTTCCACCCTCACGCCTGGGAAGCCAGAAGTCCTCAAGCATAGACATGTATTTTTTGTCATCACGAACTTCTCCAGTGTTTGCATCGTATACTAATTTGTTACGATATCGATTCATAACATCACGCAGATATTGTTCTGCCTTAACTTTTGGCAAATTGCCAACATCAATATAGAAAATTCTACGTTCTGGTGCTCTACTCAAACGATAGATAACCAGAGCATCTTCAATCATTCTCAACTGGTTTAGAGATTTGATCGCTTTGTGAAGATATGATAAGGTAGTTCCTTTATTTCTATCTACAAGACCAGATGTACAATAAGTGACAGAATCTTTTGTCATTTTACTGCCTTGACTTCCTCCACCTTGTTTAAATGTAGAATTTCCTATTTTTCGATTATAGGTGTAAAACTCTTCAATCTCAGGAAAATCATACTCCATAGGATCTTTCAGTCCTCTGAGTTGATTTTGTATTTCTCCTGGGTTTTTCTTTTGTTGTCTAATATAACGCATTTTCATTGCGTCAATATATCTTAATTCCTGAATCCCTTCTTGAGGGTTCTTCATATCAATAATTTTATGGTAATATATACGACCATCAACATACCAATTTCTATAAATTTCATGGGACTTTTTATCAAAGTCCAACAGATCTAAGATGTGCTTAAATTCTTTTCTAATTTTTGCCTTAATACCATCACTAGCATTAAGATTTGAAAGTTCTATTTCTACAGGACTATCATTAGTATCAGAAACAATTGCCTCATTTACAATATCTTCAATGGCACTATCACACTCTGGATGAAGTGCCATCTCACGATAACGTTTGATTAAATCAAACTCACTTCTGAATACACCTTCAAGGTCTACATAACTACCAAAAAAACCACCAGTCGCATAGTGATCAACCGAATCCTCTTGATTGGGAGGAATGGGTGATGCAGCACTCTGCGGTAGTGGTTCGGTATTCTCAATAGAGAATCCAAATAACTTTGACGACATAATGATTTATGGGTTAGTCCTTTCAATATATTTATGAAAGGACTAAACCTAAGATATCACTCTTCTTCTTCTTCCTCTGCAGTTGTTAATTCACCTCTGCTCCAAGTATTAACCTGGAATTCTACAGTGAATTCTTCAATCTGATCACCATTATCATAGGAAAGATCAATCTGAGAAACATTAGTTGGGAAAATATCAATAAAGTTATACTGTGCAAGTACAATGTTTGCATCACCTGTATTATTCTTACTAGATGCAACTTTTCCTCTGCCCAGTTGATAAACTGTGGCGTTAGTCATGTATGCTGCTGGACTTGTGGCACCAATATTATTGGAAAGTTTCGCCATGTGCTCTACCCATGCCTCAAATCCATATCTAAGATTGAAGTTCTCATCATTAATAACAGTTACAGTCCAGGTATCAACAGTTCTGTCACCAGCAACTTTGAAGATGCGTCCTCTGAAAGGGACATCGATTTGTGCAATATTGGAAGCAGGGAGTGCTGCCGACTTACACATGAACTGGAATGTATCCGCATCCCATTGCTTTTTAAGTGCATCTGGGAATGTGGTTAACTCAACCTCAAACAGATTGGGGCGTGCGCCGCCGCCAATCAGTTTAGATTTAAATGCCGAGAGATTTTTGTTTGCTCTTGTAGCCATTGTTTTACTCCTCCTTTAGGTATTTATGATAAGGCTAAATCAAACTCTACCTGCTACTTCTTCAAAACTGACTCCAGTGCGAGTAGCAACGAAGGTCAGAGTGATGTAGTTGATGGACTTGGCAGGTTTCAGATAGATATCTGCTCTAAACTCATTATTGTCAATAATGTCAGGAGTGTTGTTGGTTTCATCGCAAACAACGAGGAATCCGAAGAGACCTCTCTTCGCTTCAACATCACGGAGATATGGTTCAACAATGTTTCTGAAGTTTGCTCTTGTCAACTCATCATTGAGTTCAAAGAGTTGTGCATTTGCTGCACTCTCCAGTGCTTGCTCAATCGTGAGGAACAAGCGGCGAACGTTAATTCTATCAAATGCAGATGCATAAGACAGTGCAGTTTTATCTCCGAAGAGATATGTTCCTGCTCCAGCCTGAGTTACAAAAGAGTTAATTCTGTTAGGATACAGTTTATCTCTTTGTGCCTTAGATGGATTGTATGCAAGTTTAATTGCATTGTTCAGTGTACCTCTTGCTTGACCTGCAGGAGAGAACCATGGGAACGCAACAATGTTTGTGCGGGTCATCATACCAGCAACATCAGCGTTACAAGGAACGTAGCGGAACTTGTTATTGAAACGGTCGTAAGTATACTTATAACCACTATCAAATACAGCGTATGAAGAAGAAGTCAGAGGGCTAAAGTACTCAATCAGATTATTAGTTTGAGTTGTTGTATTAGTATAACCAACCAAATCTGCTCTATGAGGTCCAATCAGTGCAACACAATCCTTTCTTTGCTCTGCAAGAGAGATGAGATAGTTTGCTTTTGCTTGTGATTCTGACTTTTCGGTACATCCAGGACCCATGATCAGATAATCAACTTCTACTTCATCCTTATTTGATAAGTATGAGTATGCAGTTTGGAGGTTACCAAGAGTTGCTTTGAACTCATCAGTTGCTCCAGCATTGCCGTAGTTCTTACCACCCTTCAGGGTATAGGATACATTACCAACTGCAGAGAATGTTACTCCCTGTGCTGCTTGTCCCCAAGTTCCATCTCCAGTTGAGATTGCGGTGAAGGAAGCAGATGGAACACCAGTGTATGCAGTAAATCCTGTTGCAACTGGAGTTGTACCATGAACTAAATCTGTTGCTGCTGATGGACTCTTACCTGCATATACATTATCAGAGAAATCTGCAATGTAATCTTTGTAGTAAACTTTCAGAGGAGAGTTAACTGCGGAGATTGTGTCTGTTGCCTTGGAAAGACTGATGTGCTTCTCAAGAACATTGCCTTGAATTCCTGTTACAGAACCCTTGTCATCAACAACTACAACGTGGATACCATCATTGTAACCATTTCTTGTAGTTACAAAGTTATTTGCAGTTGGTCTTGGAGCAATAGACTTCCAGTATACTGTGGAATTTGTAAGTCCAAGAGTTTGTTGATCATACCAATCAACTGCAGTAGCAACTGCAACACCAGCAGAAGTAGAACCACTTGCTCCAACAAAACTTATGGTGTCTGATGTATCAAATGCCGCATATGCAGTTCCTTCTTGATATGCGATCTTAGTTTCGGTTGTTCCTCCACCAACTGTTTCTACACGGGAGACAACCTTTACATCGATTGTACTAGCACCTGTAGAGGAGGTTGTAACACCAGTAATGATTCCCTTGAGATACCCGGTGAAAGCACTTGTAGAACCTGAACCAGGAATTGTTACTGCGGCAAGTGCTGCGGTAATACCAGCACCAACTGTTGCACCCATAGCAACCAAACTAGTGGTTGTAATTCCGATGGTTTGATCTGCAAAATCGTCGATGACGCAA